AACTTGTTGATTTAATGCATCATTATATGCTCCTATAGGTGGCGTATTATTTAGGGAAGACAAAGCGCCAGATGGCCAAATGGTATCCATACACGAACCATAATATACATGACTTTTAAGAGCATTGCTCATATATGCTCCATTATCAGCGGGTGGTACTAGCATACCCTGAATATTAACACGTGATACATAATATGAAAAATAAGGTGATAATTGTATTGTTGTTCCCGTGTTTTTTTTTATTAATAATTCAACTGCAGCTGTTGATGAATATCCAGTACATGCACCTGTTTGGCCTTGGTCTCGAACTGGTGTACAATATTATGTTAGATCAAAACTTGATGGAAGAGGTGCATTTTTATTTTTTATTGATACTTTATAATCTCTAGGATCATAAGGACTTGGTTTTAAATTGAATTTAAAGTTACTCATATACTATTATAATATAAAAAAATTAACGACTGGTTGTAAAATATATTTATGAATTAAAATTAATTAATCCAGATTGTAAACTTTTAATAAATGCAACTAGTTTAGCATCGTCTTTATATTTAGCTAATAGTTTATTTATTAATAATACTAATGATGATAATGATGATAATTGTGAATAATTTAACATTACTTGTTCAAATATATCAGACATTTTATTCTTAACAATTTGAGGCGATGTAATTATAATACCATAAGTAGTAGGTCCAACTAATCCATTATATATAGTCCATATGTCTGTCAGATCACCCTTTAAATAATAAGAATATGGTAAAAATCCATATCCATTAGCCCCCCATGATGATCCCCATGAATTTTTAAATTTAAATTGTTTTGTAATATCATTATAGCCAACTATTAAAACGGCGTGCCCACCAATGACCTGCTCATTTAATTTTGGTTCAGGAATTACACCTTTTACTGCATTATATAAACTTGAATAGCATGTGAAACCTGCAATTACAGGATATCCTGCAGATAATGTTGTTTTAATAACATCTAATGCATTACGTGTAGCCATATCATCAATTTGTGCATATGTAACTACTTGATAAGATGGTGCTTGAGCATATGCTGCAATAGATGGGGCATCATTGCATTTAACGTAGGGGCATGTATTAGATAGACATGATCCATATTTTACTAAACCTTTTAATGCATCAGATAAATAAGCACCTTCATCAGCAGGCGGTACAGCCATTCCCTCAATATTAACACGAGCTACATAATATGCAAATTTTTCAGATAATTTTACAGATCTAGTATTTGTTTTTTTCATTAAAAATTCCATTGCACCGATAGATGCAAATGCTGTACAAGAACCCCATATACCTTGATCTAAAATAGGTGTACAAAAGGCACTATTATCAACAACATTAGCTGCTTTTGCATGTGGTGCTAAAGTGACTTTATAGTTCTTTGGATTTTGGGGGCTTTTTTTAAAAACAAGTTTTTTATCACCCATTAATTTCTTATTTTGCAATATATTCATATATATTATTATAATATAAAAAAATCGGCACATGGTATAAAAAATATTATAATATCAGATTGCAAACATTTTATAAATTATTTGTATTTTTTATAAAACTATTGCGATAATATTATAGTATTGTAAGATAATTTTAGTTCAGGATATTTTGCATTTATTTGATCTATAAATGTATTTAATTCTTCATTTATATCAGATATTTTTTGTTTACGTTTTAAAGAATATCTATTATCATTTATCTTATAATCAAAAATGAAACCATAATCATCTTTATATCTTATACCAACTGGTAAATCAAGTTTAGGTTTAATATATTTATCATATTTTTCTTGTGTAATTAACTTTTCAATTAATTGTATTTTAAGTTTTGCATGTTTAAGTTTTTCAGATATTGATACTTTTGCAGATTTTGTTGTTTCCCATATTTTCTCTTCATTTGGATGACTAACTATAAAGAATTCTCGAGAACTATTATTTTCTTTATCATATATTTCTTTTCTATATTGAACATATTTAGGTAAAGAAATACCTTCAGGTAGATCACATGCATCAATTCTTCTTTTTGCTTTTCCTTTATTTAAGTTCTGTAAACTCATATTTGCAAAACGTAAATTAGATCTTCTATTGTCTAGTTTATCACGATTTATATGATCAATTGTTTTTTCATAATCTGTAATATCTTGATTATGAGCATCCATAATATATTGATGTAAATACATATTATATACTTTATCATCTTTATGAATTGTTGTACTTACATATCCATTTTGATTTATAAACCAACATGGTCTTTGATCCATAAAGTTTAATATTTTATCTTTATCCCTCTTACTAAATTTTGTATAAATGTTATCAGTAATATGCATAATATAGAAAGATTCCAAATCATCTTGAACTTTCCAATACATGTTTCTATATTGACCACTAAATTTTCCTTTTTTAATTTGATAAGATTCGCCCATTTTTAATATAGTATAATTTTTAGGAAGAGTAAAATTATCAAAGAATCTTGTATCATATTTTATTTCTATATTTTCACTCCGATAATCATTAATATCATTATTGATAAATTTATATGATAGTAAATTTGGATATAATAAATCAATTAATCTTGATTTACTTTTATAATTATTATAATACCAAATCCCATTTATACATTCTAAACAATCTACTGATTTATTTTTAAGTTTATTGATAATTAAAGAATGTGAATTATCTATAATTATTTTATCATTTATACAAAAATAATTATTTTCTTCATCATATTTTATTTCCATTATAATTTGTAATTATAATTACTTTAAGTAATTTACTTTCATTTTTTATTGATTATATATTATTATGTATAATCAATAATTTTATTAAAAATTTATTTATATGATGGATATATATGTATAATATATATAAACCAATTTAATTTGAATATGCAGTGCCGGCCATACCACTCATGACACGAAGTACGTTGTAGTTAACGGTGTAAATGTTCATGAGGGGGTTGCCACTTAATGCCTTTGCATTGTATTTGGTGGAGTTGCCGGCGGGGGCATTCTTCTCACCAAGGCTGACAAGCAGAGTTGCATTGTCAATACGAGAGAAGTTGCAAGTACCAGTGGGTTGGTGGTCTTCGGGTTTAAGAGCAAAGCTGTACGAGTTGATACCATCGGCGGGGGTGTTGCTCCAGTGTTGGTAAGGTTGGACATAGTTGAAATAGTTACCATCGCGGTCTTGGAAACGATCATGGCCGTTTAATTGGAGTTTAGCGGACCAGGTAGGGTTGTCACTGCCATCGGGCTTGTTCCCATAGTTGAAATGATCGGAAACGTATACTGATACATCTGATAAGAATTGATCGCGGTTAGCAGGATCAGAAAGACCTTTTAAGGTAGAGATAGATCCACCAAGTACACCATTTGAGCTGTTGCCAATGTTAAGTAAACCAGCAAGTTCAAGAATGTTGAGATTCATATCTTCAAGAGTTAATTCATTGCGTGCAACAATTCCGTTATTAACTAAATCAGTTAATACGTGGGTAGTACCGAATGCTCCATTGTTGCCGAAAAGGTTGCTAGTAACACCAGCAGCATTAGTATCATTACCAGTTGCAATGCATACAGGGTATTTAACCTCGTGTAAGCTAGAGTTGTAGGTTGTGGATGATACATCCGTTGATGATGCAGATGAAGATACACCAAGCGATGAAGCGACTGATGATGAAAGACTTCCATCGGGTCTCTTTACTACGAATTTAACATCAATCTTTGCTAATAAAGCAGCAAGATCGTTGTTTACATTAACATCAGCAGTAACTTCAACGACATCACCAGCTACTAAATTTTGAACATCATTGTTAATGACTATAGTCCGTGCAACACGATCATACTTGAAACCAGATGCAGTTACTGCAGCTAGGAGTTTTGCGAAACGGTCGCGAGCAGCGTGCCAGTCACCATTTTCGGCATGTGCGAGCCAACGAGCTTCAGCATTAGGGTTGAAGAAACGAGAAGAATGGAGAGCCCATACTACATATTTGGAGGGGTGGTTGAAGTTGAGGCGGTATTTGTTTTGCATAGCGGCAGTTTCAGAGCCAGTGAATTGAAGTTGTTCAATAAGGTACTCATGGGCATTTTGGGCGAAACGTTTACGTTCCTCAGAATCAAGGTATACGTAATCAATGAGTAAATTGCAATCAGTCATGGCGGGCATATCAAGAGGTGCACTTGCGCCAACATAGTTGACACATTGGCTGGCGGGGTTGAAAACGACAGTCATGCGAACATCATGGTATTGAAGAGCAATGAGGGGAAGAGCAAGGCCGTTATTGCGGTTAAACCAGAATTGAAGAGGAACATACATTTGGTATGAAGGCTTGGCATCAGTGCTAATGCGCTTGAGCTCGGCAACATCGCCGATCATCTTGGCATAGCCACGCTCTTGTCCGACCTTGTGAGTAAGCTCATACCAGATATTGAGCCAGTCACCATATTGTTGATCAATTTGAGAACCACCAATCTCAATGCGGACATAGTTAATCATGGCGTGGCCAAGACGTCTAACATAGCCCCATGCAGCCTTGGATTGGGCCATACTCTTTAATTGTACCCATACGTACATGTTAGTGATTAAGTCACCGTTGCGGTTAACATTGCAAGTTACGGTACGGCCGAAATCAGCAGAACCGTTCCAAGTTTGAGGAATGGGCTCAACTGAAAAGTTAGTATGACGACGGTATACTACTTTGAAGAATGTAATTTGAGGAGTACCAGATAGGTAAACATCTTGAGCGCCATAAGCGACTAATTGCATTAAACCACCACCCATATTATATTATACTTAATATAAGAAAAAATTTTTATATTTTTTAAATATAAAAAACGAAATATTGAAATTTCTATATTATTTTTATTTTTATAATTGAAAAATAAAAATTTCTATATATTTTTTTACAAAAATCGTAATTTTTTATTTAAAGTAAATTTAATCATAATACTATATATACTTATTAATGAGTAAGGATAATATCTCAAAATATAAAGAATCAAAAAAAACACCAAAAGAACTTTACACATTAGATAATAAACATCGTAGTATGGTAAAATGTTTAGCACAAAATAAAATTGAAATTAGTAATATAAAATCTGAATTAGATGAGATTAATAATGAAATACTTTCCATTGATTCTAAAAATTATAACAGCGATAATATTAAAAAACGCACATTATTATTAGATAAAAGAGATAATTATGAAGAACAATTATGTAAACTAAATATAGATTATAAAGAAATGGACTATTATGATAGTGCTGGTGATCTAATAACAAATTATTATAGTATAAACGAAATACAACAAGTACCGAAAGAAAGTTTTAATATTCTTGATTTATTAAGTAATAAGCAAGAGAAAATAGTAGACGAAACTAAACAAAATTCGAAAGCACTATTATTTGAAAAATATTGTCATAGAATTGATGGAATACGCATTAACCAAGACAATGGTACAAACCGCATTAAATATTGTAATGAATGTAATATTGAAAAAATATTAGTTGCATCCGAAAGTGCATATATATGCCCGTGTTGTGGTACATTTGATACAATAATATTAGATGAAGATAAACAAATAAAAGATTATTCACCATATAAAAGACTTAATCATTTTAAAGAATGGTTGAATCAATTCCAAGCGAAACAAAGTCCAGAAATACCAGAACAGATATTTATAGATATTGTTAAAGAATTAAATAAAATGCGTGTAACAGATTTATCTATGATAACGCGTATTAAAATGAAACATATACTAAAAAAATTAAAATATAATAATTATTATGAACATACTCATTATATTATTAATAAATTAAACAATTTACCACCACCAAAAATTACACGTGATATGGAGAAAGTATTCATATCAATGTTTATTAAAATTCAAGAACCATGGGAACAATATAAACATCCTAGTAGAAAAAATTTCTTATCATATTCATATGTTCTTTATAAATTTTGTGAATTATTAGAATTAGATCATTTATTAGAATGCTTTACATTACATAAAGATTTTGATAAAATTATGGAAAATGATCAATTGTGGAGTAAAATATGTAAATATTTAAATTGGGAATATATTTCATCTTTCAAATAATTATCTAACTATAAATAATGAATACTTTATATAATATATCATTAATACTTTTATTTATAGGTATCATATTAATGACTATTTATATAACAAAAAGTTATAATAATTTGCATGTTATTAAAGAAGATAATAAATATATAAATAATATTTATAATGAACGGCCATCTGTTAAGTTTAAAGATATGTTCAATGATAAATCATTATATATAAAAAAATATACCGAATTTGATAATCTTGATGAGAATAAATTATATCTA